CTTTTGTAGCTCAATTGGATAGAGCAACTGCCTTCTAAGCAGTAGGTTGCAAGTTCGAGTCTTGCCAAGAGCGTTATGTGTCACCCAGTCGGTCGGGTGGCACATTTATTTTAGGAGATAACATATGTTATTAGAATTATTGTTGGCTGGTCTTGCAGGACCAGACTATACTGAGCAGACCTATGTGGGTGATGTGTCAGAAGATTATCAATGGACGGGTAGCTTTGTCGCTTCTTACTTCTTAGATGAAGAAGCAAACTCAGAGCTGTTTGTTTACACGTTCTCTAATGATGCAACGTCTGACATTGCCATCTTTGATCTTGTTATTGATGACACGATCACTTGGAATGTGGAAGTAAACCCCGGTGAAACCGTTAGCTACAGTTATGTTACTGATGAGGCTTACGGGTGGGAATATCAACAGGCAGTTCTCTTCAATGCAGAAGAGGGTTCCTATGATTTTTTCACAACCATTGGTACTCAGTTTGCAGGGAATGCTATTCCTGCCCCCGGTGCTCTTGCTATGCTTGGGCTTGCCGGTTTTGGTAGGAGAAATAGAAAGGAATAAGTATGAGTGTTTGTACTCATCACGAACCCTGTCCTCAATGTAGGGGGCAGGGTCGTGATACAAAAGGAGACAACCTTGCGGTCTATGATGATGGTCACAAGTATTGTTTCGCATGTGGATATTGGGAAGGAGATAAACCCATGAATGATATGAAACCAGAACCTGTTTATGATGAAGATTGGAAACCATACAAAGGTACCTGTCAAGTTCTTTCTCATCGTGGTATCAATCAAGATGCTACTAGAAAGTTTGACTATCAATCTTCTAACATGAATGGGCAAGAAGTAGAAATTGCTAACTACTACAGTGATGGAGAGCTTGTTGCTCAGAAGTTGCGTGGTCCTGATAAGCAATTCAAATGGGTGGGCAAAGCTCACAAACTCCCGCTGTATGGACAATGGCTGTGGCAATCCAAGGGTGGCAAGAAGCTTGTCATTACCGAGGGTGAAGTCGATGCGATGACTGTCTACCAACTTAATGGTGGCTGGCCTGTAGTCTCACTACCAACGGGAGCACAAGGTGCATTGAAATCTATCAAGGATAACTTGGAGTTTGTTAACTCATACGACGAAGTTATCTTGATGTTTGATGAAGATGAACCGGGACGAGATGCAGCCAAGAAGGTTGCCGAGGCATTGCCTCCGGGTAAATGCAAGATTGCTAACCTGCCGTTCAACGATCCTAATGATTGTTTGCTGGCAGGTAAAGGCAAAGAGGTGATGAATGCTATGTGGAATGCACAGCACTACAGCCCAGACGAGATCTTGCACATCTCTAATATTAATCTTAATGAAGATACAGAACAGAGTGTATTCTCTTACCCTTGGGGTAACATGAACAAGTTCTTGATTGGTCAACGATCAGGAGAGATTACTCTCTGGACATCGGGTACTGGCTCAGGTAAGTCTACCATTATTCGTGAAATCATTTGGGATCATCTCAAACGAGGACGCAAGTGCGGTGCTATCATGCTAGAAGAATCACCCAAAGAAACTATTGAAGATATTATCTCTTTGATTATTAACAAACCTGTACGATCTATCCGTGCAGAACGATTGATGCACAAGTTGATGGAATCAGAAGGTCAAGATACTTTACCTACAAATGAGATTGACACATTCAATGATGCAGAGTATCATGATGCCTTGGGTAAACTAAGTAAGACTGGCTTCTACATCTACGACCATCTTGGTAACAACGGTGTAGAAAATCTTGTGCAACGTTTGGAGTTCATGGCTGTATCCTTGGGCGTAGAAGTTATTGTGCTTGACCACATTACTGCTGCTGCTACAGGTATGCTTGGATCTATGAATGATAATGAACGACTGTTAATTGACAGTCTTATGAAAGAGTTGCGATCACTTGTGTCACGCACTGGCGTACACATCCACATCGTTTCTCAACTTGTCAAGAATGGCAAGGCATTTGAAGAAGGCGAACGTATTACCATGCAGGATCTTAGAGGCTCAGGCTCTCTTGCTTCTGTACCTAATACTGTTATCGCATTGGAGCGTAACCGACAGGATCCAGATGAGGTGGTTAAGAATACAACTACAGTTCGTGTTCTGAAGAACCGCTTGACTGGTAAATGCGGTATAGCTTCAGCTCTCTACTACAACCATAACTGCGGTAGACTGGAGGAAGTCGAGTATCAGGAGTCTGATGCAGGCAATGTAACGTTTGACTAAAAGGAGGTAGAGTCTTATGAACCGACTCGTACTAGACATTGAAGCCAACGGCTTAAACGAAATTAATCTTAATTCAAAAGGCGATGTGATACCTGAGGTAACTCAGGTTCACTGTCTTGTTATCAAGGACGTAGATACAAATGAAATTAAAACTTATACTGGTATGGACATTAGATCTGGTGTTGATGTGTTGCGCAATGCCGACTATCTTATTGGGCATAACATTACGATATATGACATCCCTGTGCTTGAAAGGTTCTACGGCCCTATTCACACTGAGCAACAAGATACTCTCATTATCTCCCGAATGATGTACCCCGAACGGGGCGATCATCCTTTGGGTGGTAACTCGCTTGAATGCTGGGGTAAGCACCTTGGCTGTCACAAGCAAGACTATCAAGGGGGATGGGAAGAATACTCAGATGAGATGTTAGAGTATTGTATTCAAGATGTAGAAGTGTCTCACAAAATCTGGGAGGCACAGCAGGAGTTTATAAATGCAAATCCCAAATCCGTTTGGTTGGAACAACAAGTTACAAGAATTATTTCTAATCAAATTGCTAATGGCTTTTGCTTTGACATTGATGCTGCATACAATTTGGAAGAAGAATTGCAGTATAATAAGATCTCTATTGAAGATGAAATGAGACAAACATTTCCACCTATCACTGAAGAACGCTGGTCCGAGAAAACAGGACGGCGACTCAAGGATAAGGTAACAGTTTTCAACCCGGGTTCCCGCAAACAAATTGCGGAGCGGCTTAGTGCCAAGTATGGTTGGGTACCCCCACTGACCGACAAGGGTAATCCAAAGGTTGACGAAGCTGTGCTTAGAGAACTCAAGTATCCAGAGGCTAAGGTATTGATTAAGTATTTTGATACTATCAAACTACAAGGTCAAGTATCTGACTGGATCAAGCGGGCTTACCATAGCCGTGATGGTAAGATTCACGGCATGGTAAACCCACAGGGTACGGTGACTGGTCGTATGACTGCATCGCAACCCAACCTGCAACAAGTGTCAGGAGACAAGAGAGCACGAGCATTGTTCAAACCTTCCGCTGGTAATGTACAAGTCGGTATTGATGCTAGTGGTCTTGAAGCACGCATGCTTGCATCCCGTATGGCTAAGTATGATAAGGGAGCGTATGCTAAGATTATCTTAGAGGGAGACATTCACTCCGAGAATCAACATGCTGCTGGATTGCCGACAAGAAACGATGCTAAGACTTTCTTCTATGGCTTCTTGTATGGTGCTGGTAATGTAAAGATTGGTAAGATCATTGGCAAAAATGCTAATGCTGGTGCTGCTCTTAAGAAAAAGTTCTTGACTCGTTTGCCAGCTTTGAAGAAAGTTATTGATGATGTCAAGGCACATGTAGATCGTACTGGTAAAGTCAAACTGCTTGACGGTAGACTTGTACCATGTCGATCACAACATGCTGCACTTAATGTGCAACTGCAGGGTGATGGTGCTATTGTTATGAAGGTAGCGCAGGTTCTTCTTGAACGTAAGATCAAGGACATGCCTGTTAAGTTTATGGCTACAGTACATGACGAGTGGCAGCTCGAATGCCCAGCAGAAATTGCAGAAGAAGTAGGAAAGCTTGGTGTGCAAGCTCTACTTGAAGCAGGTGAAAAGCTAGATTGTAAGATGCCTATTGATGGAGAATATCAAATTGGAAAGGATTGGTCAGAATGTCACTAATTGGTGTAGATTTTTATGAACTCAAAGATGATTGGGTTAGTCGTTTGGTTTGGCATACAACTAAGCCTTTATTTAGAAAAGAACCGTATGAAATTAGCCATTGTAATCTTATACTAGATACTGCGGGTACTCATTGGACTGTAATGACTGCAAATAAATTTCCTGCTAAAATGATAAATAGAGATAAGTTTCATGAACATTACAATATTGAACCCACATATACACACACTTTTGGTGAAACTAATTTAAATAGATTTCAATTAAAAAGATTGATTTCTGGGTATCAAGGTGGCATTATAGATACAGCTTTATGGAGACTTAGTGGTTATTATTTAGGACATAAACCAAAATTATGTACTACTTTGGCTCAAGAAATTTTACGAAGTAGTGGATATATGGTAAAATATAATCATAAACCCATTGATTTTTATAAGGAAGTAAAGAATGAAAACTATTATGTTCTCGGGCAAAGCGAGGGCTGGCAAGACCCATGCTGCGAATCTGATTGCAAAGCTCGCCTTTGCGGATGGTCTGAGGCCAGTATTTCTGCCTTTCGCAAAGCCTATCAAAGATAGAGCTAAGTCTGAAGGTTATACTAAAGAAGATAATCCTCAGGAGTATAGGTCTTATTGTCAGTTAATGGGCGAAACTGCTCGTAGTATTGATCCAGATCATTGGATTAAAGAGTGGCAAAAAGAATTTGAGTCTTATCAGGATAAAGAGTCTGATTTAATTAGGCAAGATAAGAAGCATTGGGAACATCTTATTATTGTAGATGATTGTCGTTATTTAAATGAGATTGCATTATGTAAAGAGATTAATGCTCATCTTTGTTTTGTATCACACGGTCCTCGTGAACTTGAGGATCATCATGGAGATTGGAGAAATCATGAGTCTGAAGAATGGGCTAATGAAGTTGAAAAGAATGGTCAAGATTACGATGTGGAACATTGGATCGAAAATCATAATGGCATCAAGACGTATGAACGGCTGATCCGAGAAGTCTATTATCAGGTTAGTAAGACTGAGGCTGTCTCTATTGCTAGTATGAAAAAAACTATTAAGAAGTTATTGGATTTATTAGACGATGAAGAAACCAAAGACAGCAATAATTGACGGAGATATCTTAGTATATCGTGCATCCTTTTGGGCGGACGTAGAAGGCATTGACGAGCTTCCTGTCCGTCTTAAACATGATGTAAAGAAATGGACACCACGGGGCTGCAAGCCTGTTGTAGCCCTGTCTTGTCCTCGTAAACAGAACTTTAGACGTAGGGTATGGCCTGAGTATAAAGCTCACCGAGATGATACTTCGCAGCCTGATAGTATTGATTATGCTATCGAGATTGTAGTTGATGATTTTGATATTGTTAAGTATCCTCAACTTGAGGCTGATGATATTATGGGTATTGAAGCATCAGCTGGTAATGCTATTGCTGTGACTATTGACAAGGATCTTCGTTGTGTCCCCGGCTGGCACTGGAATCCTGATAAAGAAAAGAAACCTATCTGTGTATCCGAAGAGGACGCAGATAGGTTTTTTTATGAACAGTGGATGACTGGTGATACTACTGATAATATTCCCGGCTTGTGGAAAGTAGGCCCAAAGAAAGCTCAGAAGTTTTTAAAAGAGACACCTCGGGAAGATTGGGTTAAAGAGATCCTAGAGATGTATCGAGTCGAAGAGAGGCCAGAACATAAGGGTCGTGCAGGTTTAGATCCTATAAAGTTTGGGAAGGCTATGGCTTGGTGTGTAAGAATCTTACGCGATGGAGAATATGATAAGTCTGGTCAACTCATAAGTTTATGGAACTTTGGGTATAAAGGAGAACATCATGCAATCCAAATGTTCTAATTGTGGTGCTACTAATATGGTTCAGTCGGGCGTTTGTTCCGTATGCACAAACTGTGGTACAACCAGTGGTTGTTCATAGTGTATTTTGAAAAATTAATTAAATGTAACTACTGTAGTCGTTTAACTACAGGGGTTTATGTTCATGGACATATGCAATGTTCATGGTGTAAAGTAAATATAGAACCCTGTTGTCAGGGTCAGGAGAATGTAAATGCCCTATGTAAAAGAAACGATTCTCAGCAAGGCACAAAAAGCTGTAAAGCTTAGCGATGCTGAGTTATCTATTGTTATCGGACATCTATTAGTTGAGGTTGAGGAGCTTAAGAATGAACTCAAAGAAATTTCCAATAATCGACAACCTCGTACCAAAACTACTAAGCGAAATGTATCCACCCCTAGAGTATCAAGAGAAAGTGACTCGTGAGGAGTGGGCATTCCGTGGTGGACAACGTGATATTATTCGTAAATTAGAAACAATTATTAAACAACAAGAGAAGGGAGGCCGCTAATGGGTAGTGGAGGCGGAGGAGGAGGATCTCAAGTAGATCCCATGGAAGATGCAATCAGTGGTGAAGAATATGCACAAATGACTGTTGGTGAAAAATATTTATACGAAAAACAAAATCCAGATAAATTTAATACGCTTGGTTCTGGCGGTAAATTTCGAGGAGGATTTCGTAGTAAAAAAACTAGAGATTTTTTAGATAATTTAGAAGGTAGAGGTTTTTCATCTTTTGAAATTGCAAATTTAATTGATAAAGTTACCATGGATCCTGAAGTTCTTGGATTAGATGCCCCGGGAGAGCTTGATGGAGGTCAATCTGGATCATCTATGTTTGATGGATCGGGCTATGCTCCTCTGGTTGGGATAGATCTTGGGGGACTTGTTCCTAATCCGGGGCGAACTTATTTTGGTGACAGGAGAAGGGGAGGATTTTTGGATGATAGAGAGCGTCAAGATTTAATTAAAGCGTACATTGAAGAAAGCACTCGTGTATTTGCAGATACCAAGCAATCTTTACAAGACCAAAAAACTTTAGAGCGTGGTGAAAGAAAAACTAAAGAGTTTGAAAAACTTCAGGCAGAAGCTGCTGGTTTGGCTCCTGATCAAGAGGGTCGACTGCGTGAAAAAGCTAGACAACAAACTAAGAGCATGGAGTTTTTAGAAGAACTCCAGCAAGGTACTTCAGCTCGTAAAGCAAAACGCGGCGGCATTGTACAAATTGCTGGTAGAACAAGGCCAATGTAAGGAGGATGCTATGGGTTTAACAGGTAGAAGTGCAAGAAGAAAAGCTAGGAGGGCGGCAAGAGAAGCTAGATATCAGGCTGCAATTGCTGCAAAAAGAGCTGATATGGTAAGAATGTTAACAACCGAGCAGACTGAAAGAAACAAGGCACGAAGAGCATTTATGCTTGGGATGTTGACTACAATGGATAATACTATTTATGATCCTGATTATGCTGATGAATTAGATTCAATCGCAAAACGTAAAAAGTTGACTGCTGATTCTAAAGCTGAAGAAATGTTAACTAGATCTAGAAACCGTAGCGCTTTTTCGCGTATTAAGAAAAGAGGTATGTAATGGGATTTGGTGGTGGTATTGGATACAATCCAGCAGAAGAACGAA